AAACCGGTGTAGATAATGACGCCGCCCGCGAGGACCTGCACGGGCTGCCGTGGGGCCACGAACGGGTAGTAAATGCTGGCAGTGTTTAGCGGGTCGAGCAGGCGTGTGGGATCGTAAATCTGGAGCTGTGCCGTGCCGCCGTTAAATTGTTCCATCTCACGGTTGCGGCCCCTGGTGATGCTTACCGACTGCACCATGCTGGTGAGGTCCACCATCTGATAGCCGCCCAGCGTGCCCGTGTCCAGTAGCCCGTAGGTGGCGTTGTCCAGCTGGAACGGCGTCCCAAAGTTGGTCGTCGTCTGGAATCCAACCAGCACCTGAAGTGTCGGGCTCGCGCTCATGCTGCCGCGAATACCGGGCCGCTGCGGCGCTGCGCGTTCTGTATGGCTTCGATGATCTGCTGCCCGATCTGGTCCGGCGTGGAGACTAGGCCCGCCTGCACGTTGATGGTGATGCCGCCGCCCATGCCGCTAAGCCTGTCGAGCGGGATGACGGCCTCTGGGCCTGCCTCACCGATGAGCCCCAGTGTCGGGCGCGTGACAATCCCGCCCATGGCGAAGGGCGTTGCCGGGTTACCGTCAAAGCCGCCAGCGGGGTTCAGACCGCTCCCCGGGTCGGCCGGATTAAACGGCGTCCTGTTGCCCTTGTCGAATGATCCAATCAGCCTAAGCAAAGCTTGCAGCGTCTTAAACGCGGCGTAGATCGGCGCGAAGGCCACGACGAAGGCCGTTTTGAGTACGTCGAGCGCGGGGCCGGCGTTTTTCTCAATCCAGTTAAATGCCGTTTTGAGGGCATTGACGACCCCGCTAATGATCGGTGCCACGTTCTCTGATATCCAGTTAAACGCGGCCTTGAATGCGTTGCCTAGCCCGTCGACGAAACCCCGGAACGTGTCTGAGGTGTTATAGGCGACGATCACGGCTGCGACGAATGCGGCAAGGGCAAGGATGACAATGCCGATGGGGTTAAGCGATAGCGCGAGGTTGTAGGCGTACTGGGCGGCGGTGAGGATCGCGGTGGTGGCCGCTGCAACCTTCATGGCGATGTTCACTGCGATGATGGCGGCTGCGAACGCGGCTATCGCCACACCTGCAATGGCGACCACTGTGGCGTTTTCCTGCACGAACGTGGCCATACTTTGCAGCACTGGGAGCAGCATGCTGATGGCCGGGAGCAGGGCCGCGCCTATGGCCTCTTTTGTCTCGTCAATCGTGACGCCCAGCGTGCGAAACTTGCCCGCGCCTGTCTCTGCAGCGTCGGCGGCGGCCCCGCCCGTGAGCTTTGCGAGTTCCGCCTGGGCCTTCTCAAAGTCCTTTGACTTGATAATGCCTTCGTCAAACCCGGGAATGAGTTTCTTTAGCGCCCCGAGGTTTCCGCCGTATGCTTTTGCAAGGCTAGAGGTTACGGCTTCGAGCGGTCGGCCCGTCTGTGCTGAAACGTCGAGGGCGATGCCCAGCAGGTCCTGCGCCTTCGCCACGTCGCCGGTTGCCGTTGCCAGTTTGCCAAGCGCCGGCCGCAGCTGATCATCGGCAATACCCACCTGCATGGATAGCGCGGTGATGTATTTATCCGCAGCTGCCACGCCTGCATCAGTTGCGCCCGTGACGCGCTTCAGTTGCCCTGCCAGCAGGTCGGATGCCGCTGCATCCTCTATTGCGGCTTTTGCGAAGTCCACCGCAGCGGCCCCGAGGGCCACAAGGGCAATGCCTGCGGGGATGGCCGCTTTCTTTACGGCGAACGCTGCACGCTGTCCGTTGGTTTCGAGTTTCTTAAACTGCTTCAGCGCCGAGTCGATGCCACGGGAATTAAAGTCCGTAATGATCGGGATAGTGATTGCCATTACTGGATCTCCCTGTTAATGCGATCTACGGCAACCCCGAGAACGTCCTCGACGCCTTGGGCAATGCGACCGGCGTGGCGTTCGTAGGCAGGCCATAGCAGGCGCGGTGAGGATGCGCGGAATAGCGGCCCCAGCGTCTTTGCCGTCGGTACCTCAAAGAGAACACCGGCAGGCTCGCCCTGGCTGATGTAGAGGACGGACGACTGGCCGCGCCGTGTGGAGGTCTTTAGCTTTACGCCCCGGGCTACCTTCGCGCGATCCCACGGAAATATGGCGTAGCCCTTCGGATTCCACGCCCGGGCCATGCCGCTTGCCGGAAGCGCGGGGTAGCCTGCCTTGACCTCACTCAGCACGGGAGCCACTACCTCGCGCATGCCTTTATTGAATTCTTTGCGGTACTCCGGCTCAATCTTTCGCAGCAGTTTGATTGCCCCGGCCACACCTTCAATATCTGTGGACATTCCGACTGGCATCAGGTGCGGCGGCTTTCGTTTATTGCTCCGAGGACCGTAGTCAGGTCCCTAATGGTGAACGGTACATCTGGGGGCCAGTAGCCGGTGCCTGCCAATACCTCAGCGAGAGCCCGCCTTACTGTTCCCCTGGCGTAGGGTTTGTGTTCTCTCCCTCCGCGTCCTCGATTGCCTCAATTATTGGGTCATTCTGTAGGAAGTCGTCAAACTTGAGCGGGACCGTAATCCCTTGGTGTGCAGCTGCACGCCACACACAGAACGCCAGCCACCCCACCCGCATTTCCGATGCATTCGCCATACACTGGAAAGAGCGGTCGTACTTTTCCTCAAACTGTGAGGCAACGTAAAGGCTGGTGATATCAACTTCGTGCGACTGGCCCTTATACAGAAGCGTGAATTGTGCAGGCATCTTTTCCCCTTAGTCTTTGCCCTACGGCGTAATGTCGCGTGCCCAGGTGCCTGCGGAAAACGACACCTCGTACACCTGAAGCTCGCCCACGGTCTGTGCGGTCGGAATGTCGGCGATCATGGTGTTTGTAATCGTGTATTCCGGGTTGCTCGCGCTGATTGCGCCTGCGGCGTGGGTGACCACGATGACGGTATCGCCCTGGCCTACTTCGGCGTTTAGCGTGGCCTCAACCTCGCCAGCGCCATACGAAGCGTAAAGCGTGATGGAACCTTCGACGGTCTGAAGCCCTGCAACCATACGTTCGCCCAGATCGCCAAAGGCGGTGGAGGTGAGCGGGTTAGAACCCAGCGTGAAGGTAATGGACGAACACTGGTCAGTGAGGTCCACCCCACCGATGGTGATGCTGTGCGGCTGTGAAAGATAGGTGGTGGTAGCCACTGGTCTAGCTCCTCATGGTTGATACGCGAATGGTGAGATCGAATGACGGGATATCCTGCCCGCCGATTGCCGTCATCGACGGGGTGCCACTGATGACGCTGATTTCCGAATCCATGATGGTGTCGGCAGCGGTCATCAGGTAGTCAGATGCGTCCTGGTTGCCCGGGGGCGCGGCGAGTACCCGCAGACGGAACGTAATGTCTGCAATGTTGGAATTGAAACACTGAAACGTCGGCGGCTCGATGACGACAGACATAGGCCGCGCGTTCCGCGAATCAGTCACGACGGCAAGCCCGAGGGCCGTGAGACTGGCCGCGAGTGTCGCCTGGGCCTCTGCGAAAATGCCCGTGGCGCTCATGCGACCTGCGCCCGGTTCACGCCCAGCAGCTTGTTGATCTGCCCGTGGGTGCCGAAGGGAACCGCGCCGCCCATCTGGTCGAATGATGCGTAAGAATCGACGGACCCACGCTCACGGTAAAGCGCCGCACCCATCATGATCGTGCCCAGTAGAACGTCGGGCCCGGGGACCGTGGTGAGAGAGTCAAAGTAGCCCGACTCCCTGCGCCGACGGTAGGCGAAAGCGTTACCGGCATTGGTCGCGACCGTGACAAAGGCTTCGTCATTCGGCGTGGCAGGGTCAATCCCTAGCCAGTCGAGTACGTCCTGGTCACTTGCCCAAGTGCATACGGGCGTGAAGGTAAGCGTGCCCTGGGGGATGACTGCATCCCGGGCCACGTCGGCAGCGTCTGAGTAATACAGGAGCTGGTTCGGCAGGATGATCTCAGGGTCGAATAGCCAGTCGCCTTCGTCATTCACCCCTAGGTACAGATACGTCGGGACGGCCTGCACGACGAACGTGCCATTAAAGCCGGATACGTCGGTGACCACGATCACCTGCCCCGTGCCGATCTCAGTCACCTCTAGCGTCTGAATGACGGCATAGTCATCTATGCGCTGCGCGTGAGTAATTGAGTATTCGGACATGGGGCA